CGCGCCGCCGTCTGACACTCACTACGATGATATCGAATTAGGCGCAAGCGGGGAAATGAACTATGCGCAAGTTCGCGCTCGCGTGCATTCGTCCAAGACGATTGTTGGAGACGTAGTTGCTCATTATTTAAAATTCGCTGCCGGCAAACTTGGTATCACATTCGCCGTTGATGTAGAAGCCGCCACGGAAATAGCTGCAAAGTATCGAGCCGTCGGGATACCAGCGGAAGTTATCACAGGTAAAACGCCGCTCTTTGTTCGCGGCCAACTCATGCGGCAATTCCGCGCTCGACAGATTTTGCAATTGGTCAGTGTGGACGTACTAGGCGAGGGTGTTGACGTGCCAGCCGTTGAGGTAATCAGCATGGCGCGGCCTACGGCGTCATTCCAGCTTTACGGACAGCAATTCGGACGTGCGCTACGCCTCATGTTAACGGATCAACAGAACGCCACGTGGAACGATCGCACCGACGCGCAGCGGCTTGTGGAAATCGCCATGAGTGTCAAACCGAAAGCCCTAGTGATTGACCATGTCGAAAACTACGTGCGGCACGGGCTGCCCGACGTTGAGCGCAAATATAGCCTCGATCGCGCGCCCCGCAAATCGCGTAAGGCGAAGTCTGATGGAATACCACTGCGGTACTGCATCAACGAGGATTGCTTAGAGCCCTACCTAGCGACGCTCAACGCGTGCCCGAACTGCGGAACGTCCAAACCGCCCCCGCAGCGCCGCGGCACGCCCGAGGAGGTTGACGGCAATTGCTTTGAGCTTGACCCGGAAGTATTGCACGCTATGCGGGTCGAGCAAGCCAAGGTTGACGGGCCGGCGCGTGTCCCGGTCGGCGCCGCCGACGTAGTCATGCGCTCGATTCACAAACAGCACAACGCCCGGCGAGATGCACAGCACGAATTGCGCCGAGCTATGGCACTATGGGCGGGCTGGCAACAATCGCTCGGCCGCGACGGCCCCGAGGTACAGCGTACATTCTTTTTCAAATACGGTCGCGACGTGCTGAGCGCGCAAGTGCTCGGGGCCAACGACGCCGAGGAGCTACGCGAGCGCATCGTTGCGGAACTCTCAGCCAACAACATTATCGAGGCCGCATGAAGTATCGAGACATGGAACAGCGGTTACTCGCTAATTCAGTGTACGACCCGATAACCGGGTGTTGGATTTGGATCGCTGCGCGAGACAAACGCGCCTCGACGCCTTACGGAAAAATTAGCATTTGGGTTCCCGAGCGCGGCAAGCCCGTGATGCGCCAAGCGCACATAGTCTCGTACGAAACGTTCATTGACCCCGTGCCGCCCGGTCACGAAATCGACCACAAGTGCCGGTATGGGTTTTGCATCTGTCCCGATCACCTTGAGGCCGTCCAACCGCTGACGAACAAAGAGCGGCGAATCTACACACGCACATGCGAGGGTCGTTATGCCAGCGTCTGAGGGCAATGTACAATCGCGCACGTTGCTTGCAGCGGTCAGCCGGGCTATGCGGTTCTTTCGGAACAACCGCGGCGCGTTCGAGGACAAAACCGGCCGTTGGATACGCTACGGCCTCGCGAATGACAGTAAGGTACGCGGTAAGCAACTGCGAGCGGCCGACCTAATCGGCTGGCGCCGTATCATCATTACGCAAGACATGGTCGGCAAGCAAATAGCGCAGTTTGCCAGCGTGGAGTGCAAGCCCGAAGGCTGGCAACCGCCCAATGCGGGCACCAAAGAATACGAGCATTATGAGGGCCAACTACTTTGGGCCGAGCTTGTCAACCGGGAGGGCGGCTACGCAGTCTTTGTAAACGACCCCAATAAATTGTAATATCGACAGCCTTGTCAAACCGGAGTTAAACACCTTGGATAAGCAAACGATTCTCAACGCAGGCGTCGAGCTTGCGAAAACCCGCGGGTACCGCGACGTGTTCAAGCGCAACATTGCAACCGTGCTCGGCTGCGGCATGGGCACTGTCAATTACCATTGGGGCACGATGGACGAGTTACGATTCGCAATTCTGGAAAAGGCAATTGTTGACGGCGTCAACGTTATCATCATGCAGGCCGTCGGCTTGCGCGACCCTCAAGTGTTTCGTGAAAACGGTCAGCTAATAGCTGCCGCGCGACGGGCGGTAGAAGCTCGTACGTGAACCCTTTCGCCGCTTGGATATCCGCCAAGCCCGTTTTCATTATCTGGCGCGGCTCGGATAAGTCGCCCATTGACCCGCTACACTCTGAGACCGCCTCAGACTTCGCGCGGTCAGATGCACAGAACCCAGCGACGTGGCTGTCATGGGATATTGCCACGGCCTACGCGCAGTCGCTCGGCGCCGGCTACGGCGTGGGCATTGTCATTCACGAGGGCTCGGGCTTGCTGTGTGTAGATATCGACGGGTGCATTACCGACGGGCAACTGTCAACGCTCGCCAAGACGGTCATTAAAGACGCGTATACGGCCTCCCCTGACGCGTATGTCGAAATCAGCATGAGCGGCAAGGGCGTTCATATCATCGGCCCCTATGAGGGCGAGCCGCCGCCGCACTCGACCAAGAACCAAGAATTGCACATGGAGTTATACACGTCTCGCCGGTACATCGCCCTCACGGGTAACATGATTCGGGCGGACGATGCGCGGCTTAACTGACTTTCTTTGGTCGCTCGCGTGGACGCACTTTAAGCCGTCTGCGTTGCAGGCAGGCCCGGCCGCCGATTGGACGACCGAGTACGACCCGCTTTGCACGTTCACGGGTACAGCGGCCGAGCGTATCGAGGCATTGCGCAAGACGAAATCGTTTGCGGCGCGGCTGTCAGCCCGCAAGGTAACGTTCGAGGATTTATGGACAGCGAACGAAGCGAAACTTGAGGCAGTGTGGCCGCCACAACCCGGCAGCAAATCAGGGCTACCATATGATGGTTCGAGCGTTGACCAAGCTTTTTTTAATCATCTCGCTTATGGTTTCGGCAATAACTGCGACGCAATTCAACAGTTCGCCCTCGGGACAGACTGCCCGCTACACCGCGCAAAATGGGACGAGCGCCCGTGCTACCTCCGCGCAACAATCCTTAAGGCAGTTGCCATCCCGAAACAATGGAAGCGGCGAAACTCAGCGGTCGCCGAGCGCACCGCTCCGCCCCCGCCCGCCTTGGTCGCCCCTCGGCCGCAGACGTTCCAAGCATCACAACTCGTCGCGCCGCCGGTCGGCCAACACGTAACAGTTATCCCGCCGGTACCGGACGGGCCGCCAGTGCCGGCGCTGCCCGCCATGCTTGCCAACTCTAAGGACAAGTTCGAGGCGTGCCTAGATTACGTCGAACGCACGCTTGAGTGCGACGGGCTCTTGTCGTTTGACGAGTTCCGCAACGCTGTGATGATCGAGCGGGGCATCAACCGAGACGTGATGAAAGACGAGGACTATATCGCAATGCGGCTCATGTTCGAGCGCGAAAAGAACTTCGCCAGCATAGGCAAGGAACTCATGCGCGACGCGTGCCTATTGGTCGCGAGCCGACGCCGTTACGATAGCGGTATCGAATGGCTAAACACTCAAGTATGGGACGGCGTGCCCCGTGTCGAGCGGTTCGTACACACGCATTTCGGGGCCGAGGATACCGAGTATACCCGCGCCGTCGGCCGCTATATGTGGACCGGGCTTGCGGGTCGAATGCTCGCGCCCGGCTGTCAACTCGACATGGTCATTGCGTTGCAGTCACGACAGGGTACAGGCAAATCAACGGGCCTCGCAGCGCTCGTGCCCGACCCCGATTACTTTACCGACGGGCTCGACTTGCACAAGGACGACGACAATTTTAAGCGCATGTTGCGCGGTAAGGTCGTGGTCGAAATCGCCGAAATGGCCGGCTTGAGCAAGGGCGATATCGACGTTGTGAAGCGCGTCATAACCCGCAAGGCCGAGAAATGGATCGAGAAATACCAGACGAGCGAGACGGTTTTTAATCGCCGCTGCATGCTGTTCGCCTCGACCAACAAAAAGGAATTCCTGCCGGCTGACGACACGGGACAACGCCGCTGGCTGCCGGTCGAGATAACTGAAATCAACCGCGCCTTGATACAGGCCGATCGTGCGCAGCTATGGGCTGAGGGCGCGGCGATGTTCAAGGCGAGCGGCATTGCCTACGCTGAGGCCGAACGCCTCGCCGCGAACCTGCACAAGCACTATGAGATGACCGACGTTTGGGAACAGCGCATAAGCGAATGGCTGACAACCCCGTCAACTCAGGGCGGCATTGCCCCTTGCACGAAGCCCCTGACCGTCGGCGAAGTGCTTGAGGGCGCCCTACGCATGCAGCCCGCCCACATGGATACCCGCGCCGAGAAACGGGCGCAGCGCGTTCTAAAGGCGCTAGGATACGAGTCTAAGACGGTTCGAGTGCCGGGCATCGACAAGACGGTCAAGCGTTGGGTAATCGAGGCGCCGACCGCCCCGCCCCCGCCGAAATTCCTGCCCTAGTCGGTAATGATTCCGCGGCCGAGCGTCACGACGAAGTCGCGCAGCAACCGGGCGTTGCGGCCCTCGTGGATATTGAGATAGGCGACGAGGTACGCTGGCAGGCGCCCCCGTGGAAAGAACCAAAGCTTATCGCCGGCCAAATCGACCAAGGCGATAACCCCGCATTCGCGGACCTTATCGTTAACCGTTCGGCCGTTCGTTATGGGTACCATCGGGCGGCGCCAGTAGCGGGTAATCCTGTTCAAGTGCCAATCGTGCTCGCTTGAGGGTAACGCAGACGGCAGCGATAAAGCAAACGTAGGCCAGTACGAACAGAACGATTATAATAAACAAGATGCGTGCCCCTATTGTGATTCCCGTCACAATACTGCGCTCGACTGACACACGTGTCAATACCCTAATTCGCGCTCGCACTTGTTGCAATGACACGCGTTGAATACCCCAACCGCCGAGCGAGTGGCGTACGGCGGTTTGTACTTGCGGGCCGCCCCGTTCCAATATCGTACAGTACCTTGTTGCGCGGGCACAATCGCCTTGCACCGCCCGCATATAGCCGGGTGTGCGTTAGTTCTACTCAACCGAGCACCTTGCGGAATGCCCCGTACCAGGCGTATTGAATGTTTGCCGCGCGTCTGATCGCGACCCGCTCGGGCGCACCGATCACAACGCCCTGCGCCTGCATGGTTGCGGCGTACTCCTCGGTAATCGCGTCAAGCACGTCCTCGGGTTTGGGCAGCACGAGGCCCTTGCGGCGCTCGGCAACCTCGCAGGCCGGGCACGGCCACGGCATACCGATGACCGCATTGGGCGAGTTCGTCAGGATGGCGTGCCCGCACTCAAGCGTGAGACGGCTATCGTTCTCGCCGGCAACGATTGACTCTATGTGCTTCACGACCCGGCACGCTTCGCAAGTTTGCGCGCCCTCTTGGCCGCGGCGGCTGCAATGCGGTCAGCCTCCTCGGCGCTGCCCCGCGGTGCGCGCTCAGTGTGCAAACGGTTGCCCGATGCCATGCCCCGCGGGAACGAGAACTCGCCCAAGGCGAGGCCGAGCAATATCACGGTCGCTAGATTGTGATTCATTTTCATGATGTAACCGCCGTCAGGCAAACCAACACGGCAGCGATATAGGCAAATATAATCACGTGCTTTTCTTCCATGACTTGGCGTGCTGTTTAATTAATGAAATTGCTAACGAATATTCCTTAGCGTGTACGTTGGTACTGTGCGTTTTCTTGACGGATGCTGAGAACTTGACAAGCGTGTCGAAAAAACATCCTGCACGCACGTAAACGCCGCAGTCAGTGATAAACGCAAGCAATGTATCGTTACGTGAGCCGATGTTAGATACGGCCAGCACCGGGCGTTCGCCAATCAACGTCAGTTTCTTATCGCCAATTTGCAGAAAAGCGCTGCGGAGGTTCGCGCCGCGGAGGTTCGCGCCGCGGAGGTCCGCGCCGCAGAGGTCCGCGCCGCAGAGGTCCGCGCTGCGGAGGTTCGCGCCGTAGAGGTTCGCGCTGCGGAGGTTCGCGCTGCGGAGGTCCGCGCCGTAGAGGTTCGCGCTGCGGAGGTTCGCGCCGCAGAGGTCCGCGCCCGCCTTTACGCCAGCCTCGACACATATCTTTAACGATTCGGTTTCCAACGTGAACAACAATGACGCGGCAAATCGCGACTTAATTTCAAATTTCATTTCAACAACTCCAATGCTATGGCGAACGCGAATCCGATGATTTCGATTGCGAGGATACGGCCGAGCATGCGCCCGTGTCGCTCGGCTTGCTCACGCAACGCGCGGCGATGGTAGACGGCCTGCGTTTCGGTAAAGGGTTTCATCGCACGAGACTCGGGCGATTGAATGTGAGGCGGGCGCCATGCACGACCGCGATTTTGTGGACGCCGACCGGCTCGGGCTCGTGGCGTATCTGCGGGTACAGCGCGTGAGGCTGTGTGATACCGCGAGCGGCCATCCATGCGAGCGCGGCCTTGCGCTTTTTGGTGTTGCTATATGGGTTGCGTGTTTTCATTTTGACACCGCTACGGCTTGAAAAGTGTCGCCCATGCTGCGCGCCAGTTTGAGGGCTTTATTGCGGGTCATAGGGTCGCCGACAAATTTACGGCTGGTAGAATCCCACACGCGAAATTGCATTGTTGCGCTCGGCGTGCGAGTTACTATGGTGTTATTCATGTCTACGTGTTTCATGGCGCTATTCTGACGCGTGTGTCAGCATGATACCGTGATCTACGTCACAACCAAAGCATTTGAGTACGGCGCCGGCCCTTGCGCTCGACGGGCGGCAATGCGATATGGTAAACGAGGGTCGTCAAATGGTAGGTTTCGAGCACCCATTGCGCCCCGAACTCAACGCAGCCGTCAAAGCCATGCCGCGCTACTAGACAACCGACACGCCCGTCGGGTACGCGGACGATTTGCGGGTTAACGGGCCTCATTCAACACCCTTGATGATAATCTCGGCAACGTCGGTGCGCTCCTCGCGGGGCACGCTCAACACTCGATTCGTGTTGTTGCGTACGGCGAACACCATGCGACACGCTTTGCACGCAGCGGTCGGCTGTATCTTGCCCTGATAGGTCGGGTGCAACGGGCATTGAATGACGATACTGAAACTCATGTTAGATCGTCCCTCGTAATTGCTGGCGTGCCGTAGGCGACGGTTGAGCCCGGCAGAATGTTGACCGTGATTGTAACGTCGCACGGCACAGCAACCATGCGGCGCAAGCCGTAATGAGCGTACAGAGGGTGCCCGCGTCCGCCGATGCGAGCATAGCGACGATGGTACCGAGCCCGGCGCACTGCCTTGCGAGCGAGCCGAGCGTTGTTGCGCTCAGCGGTCAGTCGCTCGTATTCGAGCACCGACATATTGGCATTCGTGTCAGTCATGCAAAAGCCCTCTTATTACGTTGTTCGGCTTGGTGCTCGTCAAGCTTCGCGAGCGGCACGTACAGCCCTAGCCGGTACATGCAGATGCGACAATCGACGGCGAACGGGTCGTTGGTCAGCGTGTGGAAACTTGAGCCATCGCACAGGGCGACGTGCCACGACAGGAAATCATGAGCCGCGGCCGAATGTGTGCGTAGCTGCCTCATTGAGCCGCATGTTTGGTCGGGCACGGAATTTCGTAGATATCAGATTGAGCGGTTTTCAACCATGCGAGGAACGCGTTGTACTCTTCGGGCGTGTCTGGATGGTGCATTGCATCTGTCCGCACTACGCTTTTGTCCTGCAACACAACCCAAATCGCGACAACCTCGCCGCACTGCGTGACTCCGAACGAGGCGAGCGGCGGTACGCGCTGCCCAAGCACAGCGGCGTCACTCATAGGCGCGTGATCTTCTTTGACGGCAGGCGGTTCGGCGCTCCACGCGGTTAACGCAAGCATCAGTACGAATATGAGGAGGGCGAGCAGCACGGCAATCCGCAGGCCGCGGGTATGTTCGAGGAGGTACGATTCGAAAAACTCAAGCAATTTCATGGTGAGCCTCGCATGCAGGTTAGAAACAGCCCTTCGTCAGTGTAGTACGGAAACGCGCCGGGCGGGCAGTGCCGCGCGTCAATCATAGCGCCCTGACCGTGGTTGCCGGTTGCGGGCCTGTGCGATAGGTGTGGCGTGTCCTGAGCGTGAATGAGGGCCATAGCGAGGCCAAAGCCTGCGACGGTGCCGAACAGCACGACGCAGATAGCTATCAACGTTTCAAATATCCTCATGCGGATACCAATCTCGGTTTTAAGGTTTGGGGCAAATATAGCGGGTGCGAGGGCTCGCCCGTTTTCGTGAATGTCAAGGCGTAACGACGTGCGTCTGTAACAACGTTCGGCAATGGATCGAGGCGGCCGGCGCCCCAAGCGCACAGGACGAGGCGCACGTCGCGCATGACGTTGTGCATGAAGTAGAACAGCCAATCGTAATTTTCAGACCCGAGGCGCTTTGCGAGCCCCAAGGGGCCAAGCTCGCGCGGGTTCGTCGCTCGGTACGCGTACAGGTTGACGACGGTCATGCGGCTGTAACCCCATGCGTGCGTGAAGCCAACGCAGCGCCGTATCGTGGGGTCGTCTGTCTTGGCGTCAGCGGTCGAGGGGTTAAGCATGCACCAAACGACTTGCGGCGCATCGTACCGAGCGTCCAACCAACGGCGTTCGAGCCAATATCGGTATTTACCCGTGATGAAGGCGGAGCGGTGCGTAATTTCGGGTAGGGCCATGCGCGCAATATACACGCGCTGACAGACGTGTCAACCCGGACGGGTGAGAGCTAGTAGTCGTCGCCGTCTTCGCTGCCCTCACGCGAGCCCTCGAACTGTTCGGAATACTCATACCAGCCGCAGTCAGACGGGCAATTGCAATGAATGTCAGGCATGGGGGCGGCCCTCGGGTTGAGGGGGCCATTATCTCATTTCGGGCCGAGGCGCAAACCTAAAGGTTCGAAAAATGCCGGCACACACTGTTGCTGTACCCAAGCGGCGAAGGTTGCCCGCTGTTCTGCGTTGGCGTCTAACGGCACCTGAATCTCAAATTTACACACCCGAGGGCTATTAGACGGCGCGCGCGTCGTGCGTAATATCGGCTTGCGGAATTGATCGTTATACGCTTTTACCCGATCATTCATACACTTAACGCATACACCACTATTAGTATATCTATTAGAATCATGCCCGTGTTTACAGGGCTTACCCGTGTAGAAATGCACCAATCGCTGCGCGAGTGCGTCTTGTCGTGAAATGATGTTCATAAAATTCCTTTGTAAATCAATCGTGTTACTCGTGTGACCGCTGTGACTGCCGGGTTCAAGAGTTGCTAGAATATGGATTATCGTTACACATGTCAATATACGGTATCTATTATCCTATTATGATAAGTCTTGTGCGTGAAGAGATAGGTAAAATGGGTATTGGTAACGGCATTTTGGCGGTAGATTGAAACCGTGGAGTCACGCGGTCACAGCGGTAACATGGTTCTGCGTGGACGAATCGACCCTGCGAGCCCCCGCTTGCGTGGCTAGCCCCCGAACGGATACCGTACGCCTATGGACGCCCTACCCAACACCACGGCAGGCCCGCCCGCTCTGCCGCCCATGCCCCGGCCGCTGTCGCGCCGGCAGGAAAACTACGCCCGTTGTGTGGCGGCTGGCATGAGCTACGCTGAGGCGTTCCGGCAAGCCGGCTGCGTGGCGGGCTCGGCCGGCTCGCAGTCCTCGCAGATTGCCGACCTTAACCGCAACGATCGCGTGCGGGCTCGCATCGCCGAGCTACGCGTGCGGGCCGACAACGAGACGGTCAGCACGATCGCTGAGCGCATGGCGTGGCTACGGCTGATCGTCACGGCCAACCCCGAGGAGTTGACCCGCGTCGTTCGCGAGCCCTGCGACCTATGTTGGCCCGAGGCTGAGGTTGCCCGTGCGTTCGCTGCATACTTCACGCCCTGCGAACTCGTCGAGGAGCGGCCCGACCTACCGGACACGAAGCGCCCCCGCAATAGCTGCGAGCGCTGTCACGGCTCGGGTTATGCCCGTGTCGTGCTCACGCCAACGGATGAATTGAGCCCCGCGGGCCGCGCGTTGTTCAAGGGCGCATCGCAGAACGAAAAGGGCGTTATCGAGATTGAGACGCACGACCAAATGGCCGCGGCTGAAATGCTCAACAAGCTACAGAGCGCCTACGTCACGCGGTCGCTCAATATCAACGCCAACATGGCGGTACACGCGGCTCGCGACGCCAACCCGGCCGACGCGCTTGCGCTGTTCGAGGCGTTCGAGTGAGCGCCCCGGCATTGGCTGCGGCCATCCCGACGAGCGACGCGATTGCCGACCGCGCGTACGCAGCGATGCGCAAGCCGCCCAAGGCTAGGGTTATGTTTGACAGCCTTGTCAACATTCCTGCGACGCAGTTCACAGAACGCGCAGTATTATGGCACTCGTGGGGCAAGGACGAGCAAGCCGCGGTTAGCGCGTACGCACAGCGCCGGCTCGAACTGCGTGACGTGTACGAGGCGCAGGCCCCGCAGATGCACGCCCGCGAGGATCGCTTAGCGTGGCTCAGATGCGATACCAACGGCGTTAAGTCGGCCGACAAGGTCGCATGGGTTAAGCGGTATTACGCTCGCGACGGCGCGACTATGGGCGATTTCATCAACGATTGGGGCTACACGGTCGACCCGCGGCTTATTGGCGAGGGCAAAAACCCTATCATGGCGTTCGAGTTGTTCCCGCGGCAGCGCGAGCTTATCAAGTTCATTGTCGGTTGCTGGAAAGACGGCAAGCCCGGCGTGCTCGTCAAGTCTCGTGACGTGGGCGCCTCGTGGGTCGCAATGGCGTTGCTCTGTACGCTGTGCATCTATCGCAACGGCTTCGCGGCCGGCGTCGGCTCGGCCATTGAAATCAACATTGATCGCTCGGGCGACCCCGACACGTTGTTTTACAAGGTCCGCTCGTTCCTTGAGCATCTGCCGCCCGAATTCAATGCCGGGTACGATCAGGACCGCACGAGCGCTGACAAACGTGTCAGTTTCCCGCTCACAGGGTCGAGCATCACGGGGCGCGCGGGCGACCAAGCGGGACGCGGCGGCCGTACAGCAATCTACGTCGTTGACGAGTCGGCGCACTTTGAGCATCCTAAGATCGTCGATAAGAACCTGAGCGCCAACACCAAATGCCGCATTGACATGTCGAGCGTCAATGGCATGGCGAACAGCTTTTACACGCGGGCTCACAATCCCGCCATACGCCGGTTCGACTTCACATGGCGCGACGACCCACGCAAGAACCAAGCTTGGTACGATCAGCAATGCGCCGAGCTTGACGAGGTTGTTGTCAAACAGGAAATTGACTGCGATTTCCGCGCCTCGCTTGAGGGCGTGTGCATCCCGAGCGATTGGGTAGCGGCGGCCATCGACATTGACGTGCATCTCGGCATTGACTGTTCGAGCGGGTCGTTGCGTGGCGCACTCGACATTGCTGACCGCGGCAACGACAAAAACGCGTTCGTCATGGCTAAGGGCCGGCGCATATTCTTCGCCGCGCAATGGTCGGGCAAGAACAGCGACACGGGCTACAGCGTCCAACGAGCGATGGCAATTGCCGAGGCGCACGGCTTGCCCGCGTTCGATTATGACGCCGATGGCATGGGCGGCGCGGCTGTGCATTCCGACGCGCGCCTGATAAACGAGGCACGAGCCGAGGCGCAAGCCAAGTTCTTGAAGCCCACGACCACGCCGGCCGAATATTTCACGCACGGCACGATCGGCACGCACCCGTATCGCGGCTCTGAGGCCGTAGTCAAGCCCGAGGTTACGGTGCTCGGCACGAAGCGTAAGGCCAAGGATTTGTTCACCAACCGCAAGGCGCAGTCGTGGTACGAATCGCGGCTCGGGTACTTCAACTCGTGGAAAGCGCGCAAGGGCAAGCCGTACGACGCGAGCCGTGTGATTTGCATCGCTAGCGACTTGATGAACGAGCCGGGCCAACCGAATTTGCGCGACTTGCTCGTCGCACAGTTGAGCCAAGCGACGGTTAAGGAAACGCTGACGGGCAAGATTCAGATTGATAAAAACCCCGACGACGTTTCGAGCCCGGACATTGCCGACGCGGCCGTAATGGTCATGGCGCCGCGCAAGTCAAGCATGACGAACATGGGCGCGCTGTTGACAGCCG